GGTCGAGCGCGGCGCTGGGTTTGTGGCTACAGGCCACGCCGAGAAGGCCGGTTACGTCGGTCTGCACGTCAACGCTCTGGCCTCTACGAGCTGGGGGTCGTTGGCCGTGGATACCATCAAGGCGAAACAGGTAGCGGAGCTAGGGGACCTAACACCACGCAAACTGTTTAAGACCCAGTACCTAGCCCAGCCCTGGAGCGATGACACCGGGGCTATGGTCGTAAGCACTGAGTCCTCGGACTACGCCATGGCAGACCCTTGGGAAGCGGTGGCCTACATCGGGCCACGCGGCCAGATCGTGGACAAGGCTGACGCTCCTGATGGTTCGGTTAAGTTCCTGACGGCGGCCATAGACTGTCAAGGCGACCACCTGTGGGTTTGTCTTAGGCAGTGGGCGCGTACCGGGCATAGCCGTCTAGTCTGGTTCGGCAAGGTGATGAGCACCGACGGCCTGACCGACTGGAGCGGAGTTGACGCCCTAGTGGCTAAACATGGCATCCACCCGCAGCTCGTCATGGTAGACTCGGGCGACGGCAACTCGACCCAAGAGGTTTACAAGCAGTGCGCTTCTCGTGGCTGGCAGTGTGCCAAGGGTTCAGGCCAGGAGTACTTCAACGTCAAGACGAAGGCCGGTGATATGGTGCGCAGGTTCTACAACACCCCGACCGCCATACATGTGCCGGGCGTCCGCAACCCAACGACGCTGGTCGTGTGGTCGAACTTGAGCGGTAAGGATTTATTCTGGGGTACGCGCGCTCGCCGCGTCTTCACGTTTGCACGTGATGCCCTGCCCGAATACATCGCCCAGCTCGATTCGGAGATTAGGACAAAGGAGGCAGGCAAGCCCATCTGGCGCCTACGCCAAGGGGTTAAGCACAATCACGCCCTAGACTGTGAACTTCTCGGGATGCTCATCGCCGCGCGCTGGGGTCTGATCGGCAGGGACGAACCGCAAACCTTACCAATTTCGCAATAGTATATGTGCGCCCTAGGCATCTACGTAGGCTTACCAGAGGACACTTTGCTTGCTTACAAAGAGGAGGCTTTGGGTCAGCTCGGACTAGCTGTCACCTCTTATTCCGACTCTGGCACGAGCGTTAACAAAACTGCCGGGATGCCCGTGGCCATGCGCATCCTAGAGATTAACTACGCTTTATCGCGCATCGATAGTTCACGTTATGGCGGTGCTCACACCTCCATTCAGGTGAACTGGGATAACCGCGTAGACCTCTAATGGCTCCAAAGAAATCCACCTCCAAAGCCAAGGCGGCTAAGAAGCAACCCTCGGCATCTTACTCGCAGTTCGCGAGCACGACCCAGTCTGGCGCTCGCCGGATGCTGTTCATCGGTGGGGTCGCCGATCAGCGCACCGAGGTTAACTCTGCGACGCGGACTGCCATGATGGCGAAGTCCCGCTGGGCTGTGCGTAATAGTCCCATCTACAAGCAGTGCGTGGATGAGGCTGTGCTTATCTCTGTCGGTGACGGCCTCATGGCTCAGTCCCTGGCTAAGAACGCCAAGACCGCTGCGGCCTACGATAAATACTTCCGCGACTGGTCTGTGCGTTGCGACCTGACCCGGCGCTACAACCTCGGCCAGCTTCAGACGATGTGGATGTCTGGGGCGATTATCGACGGTGACTCTTTCGGCATCCTGACTAACGACCCGAAGACCGGGGTTCCAGCCGTCCAGATTCTGGAAGCCCACCGCGTCGGAACTCCGCGCGATGCGTTCAACAACACTAACGTGGACGGTGCGTACCTGGGAACCTACGGAGAAATCACCGGCTGGAATGTCTACGTTGGCGACGCCAGCAAGGACCGTTATGTCCCCGCCTCGGCCATGCTCCAGATTATGGAGTACGACCGCCCCTCTGCGGTGCGCGGTTACGCTGTGCTACAGTCGAGTCTCAATTCTGTCCAAGATCACCTTGAGGTCTTCGGCCTAGAGGTTAGGGCTGCTCGCACTGGGGCCGACCATACGCTTATCCTCAAGAAGCAGGGCGGGGTTTTGCAAGACGACCCTGCCGCCAAGTTCTCCGGCGATGCTAACTCATGCGAGAAGATTGCCAGCCAGATGGGCGGCAAGATGCTGGTAGTCGATACCAACGAGGACCTGACTCAGCTCGCTCAGACCCGCCCCTCAGCTGCATGGATGGGCATGATGACCGCCATTGAGCGCGACATTGTCCGCTTGCTACCTTACGAATATCAAGTAACCCCTGGCGTCCTCGGCGGTTCCTCCGTCCGACTGGTGGCTGGCCGTGTCTCCCGCTGGGCTGGCAAGTGGCAGTCCATCCTGATTGATAGCCTCGACCGTGTTTACGACTACGTCATCGCCGATGGCATTGCCAAGGGTAAGATTCCCGATGACCCGGACTTCAACCGCAAGACGTGGATTACCCCCCGCGACATCACGGTGGACGCTGGCCGCGAAGCCTCGCAAGACCGCGCCGACCTGCAGATGGGTCTTACCACTGCCCAGGCTATCCTCGGCAAGAAGGGCGTCACCTTTGACGACACGCTGGAAGCCCTAGCGGTCGAAGCCGAAAAGCGCGTGCAGAAAGCCAAGGACCGTGGCCTGCCGCTTTGGATGCTCTACCAATCGCAGTTCAACTGGCTCCAGCAGGGTCAGGCTTCTAGCCAGACGCCCACTGACGTGGCCGATAACCTCGACCTACCTCCTCCCCCCTCTACCCCATGAAGTGCATTATCGAAGGACTAAGCGGAGCGCCTATGCTCTGCGATCCCATCAAAGCCGCGAACCATCTGAAGTACGCGGAGAAGTACGGCGTTATCGACGGCGTGCTCGATATGTTCTTTAACCCGGTCGTGAAGCCCTACGTTACCCAGGGCGGGACTGGGGTCGTGCAGCTGTCAGGCTTCCTGGCTATGGGCCTTACGAAGTTTGAGAAGATGACCGGGGCCTCGGACATGGGCGAGATTGGCGAACAGATTGACGAGCTACTGGCTAACCCTGCCGTCAAGCGCATCGCCTTTGAGATTGATTCGCCCGGCGGTACGGTGGTCGGTACGCCCGAACTGGCCGACAAGATTGCCAGCATCCCTCTGCCGACGATGTCCTATGCCCGCAAGCTCATGGCCTCCGGGGCATACTACACCGGCAGTCAGGCTGACTACGTCTATGCCAGCCCCTCGGCTGTCGTGGGTTCCATCGGTGTGATCGCCGTGGATGAGTCCTACGAGGAAGCCTTTAAGAACATGGGCATTAAGGTCGAGGTGTTCCGCGCTGGCAAATACAAGGCCCCCAACATCGGTGGCGAAGGATACACCGACGAGCAGCGCGAGATGGAAAACGAAACCATTGAAGCCATGCACGAAGAGTTCAAAGAAACCGTCCTCCGCAAGCGCTCGATGGCTAGCCGCGACGACATGGAAGGCCAAGTCTTCACTGGCCGCGAAGCCGCCAGCAAGAACCTGATCACTGGCCTAGCCTCATCCTTCGCCGAAGCCCTTGTCGCTTTCGAGCAAGACGCATAACCTTACCCGCCCCGCAATAGTATATGACCATCGAAGAACGCTTCAAGGCCGCCGAGGCCGCTGTCGTCTCCCTTACCGCCGAACGCGACGACCTCCGCAAGACGGTCGAAGCCTCTGTCGTTGACGTGTCCGCTGAACTCGAAGCCCTCAAGGTCGAGTCCGCTGCCCACGCCCAGAAGGTTCAGGAACTTGAAACCGCTCTCGCCGAGGCTAACGCCAAGGTCGCCGAGCTTGAAGCCTCCAAGGCCACCGGCTCTGCCGAAGCCGCCGTCATCCTCGCCGCTTCTGGCGTTGACCCGGTCGCCGCTCCTGTCGCCCAGGCTGTCGTCGGTTCCATCTGCGAGCAGTATGCCGCGATGCCTGTCGGTGCTGAACGCCGCGCCTTCTTCAAGAAGCATAAGGCTGTCCTCTTTTCCGCTAAATAATCTCTACCCCCCAAATATAACACATCATGGCTAACACCATCAACAGCGCTCTGATCGTCGATACCGTCGCCGAACTCAGCCTCACCTCCCTCTCGAACCGCCTCGCCGGCCTCGCCAACTTCTCGTCCGACTTCTCGTCTGATGTGAAGCGCCCGATGGACGTCGTTCAGGTGGCTCTCTCCACCGCTGGCAGCACCACGCTGACCAACCCGACTTCGTTCAGCTCCATCGGTGCAAGCACCCTCGGTGCGACCGCCGTCACGATGGCCCACCTCTATCAGCCGTTCGGTCTCTCCTACGCTGACATTCAGAACGGCATCCGTCTGGAGAAGATTCTGAAGATCAACATGGACAAGCTGGCCGACTCCATCTGGGCCGCCGCTACCGCTCCTATTACGGTCGCTAACTTCGGTGCTGCCACCTACACTGGTGCAGACTCGACTGTTACCCCTGGCTCTGCTGCTCTCCGCTCCCTCTGGGCCGGTGTCTCCAAGGCTGGTCGCAAGACCCTGATCGTTAACCCGGGCATCTACTCCCAGCTTATCCCGACCAGCACGACTGGCTTGGCTCTCTCG